CGCACCGTGATGGAGTCGCTGCCGGGCTGGCATCTGCTTGTCCCCGACACATCGTCCGCGCTGGTGACCGCTGGGCGTGGCACCCACGCGGGCGCGTTCGCCTCCGGTGGCGGCGGTGGCCAGTACGAGGTGAAGTTCACCGACGCCTATGTGACCGCGTCGCGGACGCCTGACAGCGGCTCCGGTTCGTCGCTGGCTGTCATCTACATGTCGCACGCCACGACGATCACGATCGACCAGACGAAGATCGCGTCGGGCTACACCGCAACGTGGGTGGACCCGCTGACCGGCGCCACCAGCAGCGCCACGCCGGGCAGCACGTACAACTCCACCGCCAAGGGCAGCAACTCGGCGGGTGAGGCCGACTGGGCCCTGGTCCTGCAAGCCCCCACCACGGTCTCTCCCACCGCAGGAGTGGCCACCGGGACCGCCGCAGCCCTGGCCGGTTCGGTGGCGGCTACGACCGCTCCGGCCGCAGCAGCTGGCGCAGCAGCCGCCCTGCCGCCGGTGCCTGCGGTAAGCGCGCTCGCCGGTGTGGCTGTCAGCACCGCGGCGGCGCCGGGCGCGACCGTCTCGGCGTCTTCGTCGGGGTCGGCGAATGCTGGCGTGGCGGCCGTAACCGCGGCCGCATCACAGCCAGCAGCGCCCGCGACGGCCACCGCAGGTGTGGCCACGGCATCGGCGGCTGCCCCTGCCCCGGCTGTCCCGCTGTCGGCGCTGGCTGGCGTCGCGGTGGGCCACGCGGCCTCGCTGGCACCCACTACGACAGTCACCACGGGCTCCGGTGTGGCCACCGTGAGCGCGGTGGCACTCCAGCCGGTAGTGAACACCAGCGGCAGTGTGAACATCCCCGCAGGCGTGGCGGCGGTCGCCGCGGGGGTGCCTGCGCCGGTGGTGGCGCTCACGGTGGGGACTGCGGTCGCCGCCGCAGCGGGGACCGCGCTGGCGCCCAGCGGCCAGATGGCCAAGCTCGCCATCGCAGGCATGGCCACGGTGCTGTCCACTGCGCTCGCACCGGCGGCCTCGGTGACCGTCCCGGCTGGCGCCCCGGCGGCGGCGGCCCGCGCGCTCAACGTCCCGCTCGCGGTCGTCGTGGCCAGAAGCACGGCCGCAGTGACCGCCCGGGACGCCTCGGCGGCCACTGTCACCGCCCTCACCGGCGCCGCCGCAACCGTGGGCGCCGCGGTCACATCCAGTCCCACCGTCAGCTAGGAGGCGCACTTGCGGGTCCTGATCACCGGCGGTGCGGGGTTTGTGGGCGCGCATCTAATCGAACACCTCCTGACCACCACGGACTGGGACCTGGTCGTGGTGGACGGCCTCACCTACGCAGGCCGCCCGGACCGGCTGACGGACTGCGGGGGCTACGACCCGGCCAGGGTGCGGCTGCTGTGGCACGATCTGCGTGCACCCGTCCACGGCTGGGCGGACGAGCGGATTGGCGACGTGGATGCGGTGCTGCACCTGGCGGCGGAGTCGCACGTTGACCGGTCGATCTCGGCTCCGGGGCCGTTCGTCCGCAACAACGTGGATGTGACGCTGAACCTGCTGGAGTGGGCGCGCACCCGGCACCTGTCCCACTTCGTGCAGGTGTCCACAGACGAGGTGTACGGCCCGGCGGAGCCCGGGACGGCGCACGCTGAGTGGGCGCCCATCATGCCGTCCAACCCGTACAGCGCGAGCAAGGCGTGCCAGGAGGCGGTGGCGTTCTCCTACTGGCGCACGTTCGGCGTGCCGGTGGTGGTCACGAACACGATGAACATGTTCGGCGAGTGCCAGGATGGCGAGAAGTTCGTCCCGCTGGCGATCCGTTCGGTGCTCGCCGGTGACGAGGTACCACTGCATGGCAGGCCGGTGCCCGGCAGCCGCTTCCAGGCGTCGAGCCGGCCCGGCGTGGTGGAGTCGATGTGGGAGCCGTCGTCGCGCTGCTGGCTGCACGCCCGGAATTTCGCCGACGCGCTGCGCTGGATCCTCACCGAAACCACCCCGGCCACGTTCGGCACCGCCGACCGCCCGGACCGGTGGCATATCGCCGGGGACGAGCAAGACGTGCTGCAGGTCGCGCACCTGATTGCCGAGGCGGCCGGGAGGCCGCTGCGCCACCGGTGGGCCGACTACCACTCCAGCCGCCCGGGCCACGACCACCGGTACGCCCTGGACGCCTCCAAGATCGCGGCGGCCGGGTGGAAGCCGCCGGTGCCGCTGGCCGAGTCACTGGCCCGCACCGTCCGCTGGTTCCAGGCGCACCCTGAGTGGCTGCGGTCATGAGCGCGACTGTCTTCTTCGCCGACCCGGCGAACGAGCTTGCCACGCTCACCAACGTTTTCCAGGACAACGGCGTCCCTACCGATGCAACCACCGTGACGCTGGTGGTGACCGACCCCACCGGCGCGGCCACCACCTACAGCAGCCCCACCCACGACAGCACCGGCACCTATCACCAGGACGTCCCCGCCACCCTCGACGGCATCTGGGTCTACGAGTGGGCCGGCACCGGCACCGCCACCGACGTGCAGAAGGGCACGTTCACCGTCGGCCCGTCGGCGCTGAATCAGAACTACTGCACGGTGGAGGAACTGAAGTCGCGGTTCGGCATCAAGGACACCACCGACGACTTCGAGCTCACCCGGGCGGTCGCCGAAGCGTCCCGGTACGTGGACGAGATCACCGGCCGCTACTTCTACCGCGCCGCTGACACCCGCACCTACGTGCCGGAGTCGATCTCCCGCCAGCCGCTGGACGACATCGCCACCAGCACTGGCCTGTCGGTGGCGGTGGACCGCGACGGCGACGGCGTCTTCGAGGAGACCTGGACCCTCGGCACCGACTATGCGCTCGAGGTCGCCCCGGGCCGGTACAACGCGTCGGCCAAGGGTGAGCCGTGGCCCTACACCGGACTTGTGGTCATCACCGGCGGGAAGCTGTTCCCGTTCACGTGGATGTGGTCGCACCTGGACCGGATCCAGGTCACGGCCACGTTCGGCTGGCCCGCGGTGCCGATGAACGTCCGCGAGGCGAGCCTGATCCAGGCGGCCGACACCTTCCGCAGCAAGGACGCGCCCTTTGGAGTTGCCGGGTTTGGCGAGTTCGGTGTGGTGCGGGTGGGTGCGAACCAGCGTGTGATGTCGCTGCTGCGCCGCTACATCAACGGCTCCCGGGTGGGGGTGTGACGGCCCGTGACTGGGATTCGAACCCTGCAAGGACCCCCTAACGCAAGCGCCTGGGGCCGCGTCTGCCAATTCCGCCACACGGGCCGTCAGTTCAAGGGTAGACCGTGACCCAGCCGACGTTCCCGCAGGTGCGCCAGGCCGTCGCTGACTACCTGACGGCCGCGATCACCGGCTTCCGTGTCACCGCCAACCGGTTCGGCCAGGTCAACCCGCCGATGGGTGTCGTCGCCCCGCAGACCGGGCGGCTCATCACCTACTCGCAGACGTTTGACCAGGAGACCGACTACAACCTGCGGCTGATCATGCTGGTCAGCGAAGGCGACTCCGCCAGCGGCCAGGACGCCCTCGACGGCTACCTGTCACCCACCGGAGGCAACAGCATCTACGCCGCGGTGCAGGCCGACCCGACGCTCGGCGGCAACGTGTCCTACGCAGCGGTCATCGAGGCCACCGGGTACGGGCTGATGAACTGGAACGGCGTCGACTACCTGGCCTGCTCCCTGGTCCTGAACGTCGGCACCTGACATGCGCTGGCTAGTCGGCCATCCGGGCCCAAATTTCAGTGTGGCCGACATGTTCGACGGCTGGGTAGAAGCCCTCCGCACTCTCGGCGAAGAGGTCTACACGTTCAACCTCGACCGCAGGCTGTCGTTCTACGACTCGGCGCTCATAGCCGAGGACATCACCACCGTGGACGGCCGCAAGGCCATCCACAAGGCGCTGTCGCACGAGCAGGCGGTCACCCTCGCCGCCGAAGGCATCCTGTCCGCCGCCTACCGCACCTGGCCCGACGTCATCCTGCTCGTCAGCGCGTTCTTCACCCCACCGGACCTGCTCGACATGATGCGTGGCCGCGGTCACAAGGTCGTCCTGCTGCATTCGGAATCGCCTTATCAGGACGAAGAGCAGCTAGTGCGGGCCGCTCACGCGGACCTGAACCTGCTCAACGACCCGGTGAACATCGCCGCATACCGGGACCTGGGCGTCCCTGCACAGTACATGCCGCACGCCTACCGGCCGAAGGTGCACTACCCGGCAGCGGGCGCACAGAAGCTGTGGGACCTGGCGTTCGTTGGCACCGGGTTCCCGTCGCGGATGCGGTTCTTCAGCCAGATGGACATGCGCGGCCTGGAGGTGAAGCTGGCCGGGCCGTGGCTGGACCTGCCGCAGGACTCGCCGCTGCGCGACTGGACCAGCCCCACCCAGGAGGCCTGCCTGGACAACGCCGAGACGGCGCAGGTGTACCGGCAGGCCAGGGCCGGGATCAACTTCTACCGCCGCGAGGGCGAGGACGGCGCCGCGGCGGGGGTCGCGATGGGGCCGCGCGAGGTGGAGATGGCGGCGTGCGGCCTGTTCTTCCTGCGCGACCCGCGCCCCGAAGGCGACGGGCTGTTCCCCATGCTCCCCGCCTACACCTCGCCGCAGGAGGCGGGTGAGCAGCTGCGGTGGTGGCTCGCCCACGATGACAGCCGCGGTGAGGCGGCGTGCAAGGCCCGCGAGGCGGTCGCGGGCCGGACGTTCGAAAACAATGCCAGGGCGCTCCTGGCGATGCTCGGCAACTAGGGAGAGTCCAATGGGACGGCATCACGGCCGAAACGGTTCTGTATATCTCGGTGTCACCAGCGGCGCCGCAGCGTCGCCGTGCACGTTCCAGGCGTCCTGGTCGATCAACATGGTGACGGACAAGCAGGACGTCACCGCGTTCGGCGACGGAAACAAGGTCTACGTGGCGGGCCTGCCGGACTCCTCCGGTGACTTCTCCGGGTTCTGGGACGACGCCGCCAGCCAGACCTACATCGCCGCGGTGGACGGCCTGCCGCGCAACTTCTACCTGTACCCGGATATAAGCAACGCCGTCAACGCGTACTGGTTCGGCACGGTGCTTCCGGACTTCAGCGCGGACGGCGCGGTCGGCGGCCCGGTCAACGTGAAGAGCACGTGGAACGCTGCCTCAAAGGTGCAGCGGTACAACCCGGCCACTGGCGGCCTGAACACCTAGTCAGGGCGTGGGCGCCTCGCGCCTGTTCAAGGCTTTCCTGAGCAGTGCGAGCACGAACCCAAGCGGCCCGTATACCACGGTCTCTTCTTGCGGATGGTCTTTGCCGGCGGCTGGCATGTTTCCCCCTTGTGAGGACTGAACGCTACCACCCGGGGCCATTCCCAAATAGGCCCAACGGCCTTACCGGAGGTCCCGTTTGGCTGGATTCGATGAGGTCGCCAGCGAACTGGAGTCGATCGCCCGCCATTTGCGGCGCGCTGGCGAGCAGGATCTTGCACAGGAACTCACCGCCGCGTTCCGCCGTGCGGTGCAGCCGGTGCCCCGCGAGATCCGCGCGGGCCTGAAGCCGCATCTGCCCGACCCGTACGCCGATGTGCTGAACGCTGACCTGTCGCTCACGGTGAGCGTGAAGTCCAGTGAGCACAACCCGGGAGTGTCGGTGCGCGGCACGACCCGCGGCGCGGGAGGCGTTCAGCGCCGCCGTATCCGGCGCCTGGACCAGGGCATCCTCGCCCACCCGCTGTGGGGCAACCGGGAGCACTGGTTTAACCAGCCGGTGGAGCCGGGCTGGTTCACGGGCGTAGCCGAGACGGCGAAGCCAAGGGTGCGCAGGGAACTGGAGCGGGCGCTGGACATCGTCAACCGCAAGATTGCGAGCAAGGGGCTCTGAGTGGCGAAGGTCAGCGTCAACGGCGAACTCTTCGACTTCGACGGCAAGAAGTGCTCGATCACCGAGGCGCTCGCAATCGAGGACGCCTACAAGCGCCGCTACGGCGAGTGGCAGGAAGACCTCGTCTCCGGGTCGGCGAAGGCGATGGCGGTGATGGCGTGGCTGATCTGGCGCCGCGACGGCCGCGACGTCGAGTTCGGGGGCATTCTGTCCGGCGAGGTGGAACTTGACCTGGCCGGGCTGCTGCGCAGCTTCGCCGAGGCGAACGAGGCCGAGTTGGCGGCACAGGCGGCGGCCGAGGCTGAGGCGGCCAAGGGGCCAAACCCTATGCCAGCCGGGTTGGCCCCGGCTGGCACACCTACGACCGGGACCGCTACATCGTCCTCTTCGCCCGCCACTTCCACATCCGGCCCTGGGAGATCGGCCTCCTCGAAGTCGAAGACTTCGAAACGCTCATCGACTATGCCGAAGAGCACCTGATCCAGGGCAATGGCTGAGACTCTCACCTTCGACTTCACGTCGCGGGGAGCCCCGGGGCTGCAGCGCGACTTCAAGCAGACCGGGGACAACGCCGCGCTGGCGGCAAAGGGCGCCCGGATACTCGCCGACCAGCTGGAGGCGCAGCGCAAGGCGTCCGATTCGTCGGTGCGCGCCACCCTGTCACTGGCGAAGGCCGACAAGCTGCTGGAGGATGCCGAGCACGCGCTGTCCGATGAGGCACTGAAGGCCGACTATGCGCTGCGGCGTGAGGCGGACGCGGCACAGAAGGCCGGGCGGGCATCCGAGCAGGCCGCCGGGAAAGGCGGCATCGGCTCCCTGGTTGGCAGCATCACCGGGTTCAGCGACGCAACGGGTACCGCCAGCAGCAAGGGCACGCTGTTCGCGCGGGCACTGTCCGGTATCAGCCTGGCGTCCGGCCTGGCGGAGCCCGCAGCGGCGGCGCTGGTGGTGACCGCTGGTGGCCTTGGGGCGGCGTTCACGTCAGCGGCCGTCGGCCTCGGGGCGTTCGGCGTGGTCGCCGGTCAGGTTTTCGCGAAGTCGTCTGATGCGGCGAGCAAGGCCAGTGCCGCGCAGGAGGCCTACAAGGCGAAGGTCGCCGCGATCGAGGACACCTACAAGCGGCAGGTGGCCGCGGCCACGAACGCCAGCCAGGTGCAGGCGGCGCAGGCAACCAAGCAGTCCGCTTTGCAGGCCGCACTGAAGTCCCGGGTGCAGGCAACCACCGCCGCGTTCCAGGGCCTGACGAAGCCACAGATTCAGCTGGCGCACGCGATTCAGGGCGTCAAGGACCAGTGGAACGCCTTCACTGCCAAGGCAACCCCCGGCGTGGCGTCAGTGCTGGAGAAGGCGTTCGGCGTGCTGCCGGATGTCTTCAAGACCCTGGGGATATTCCTGCCGCCCGTCGAGGCTGCACTCAAGGTGATCATCGGTGACGTCAAGGATGGACTGGAGTCCCCGTACTGGCAGCGGTTCATCTCCTTCCTGTCGGTGTCCGCCGTCCCAGCGATGATCGATATCGCGAAGTCGGCTGGGAACATCGCCCACGGGATCGCCGGGATTCTGGAGGCGTTCGCCCCGGTGCAGCAGTCGATGACCAGCGGCCTGGTTTCCCTCACGGCGAAGTTCGCCAAGTGGGGCGAGACCCTGTCGTCGCACAACGGCTTCCAGTCGCTGATGAGCGAGTGGCAGAAGAACTGGCCGCTGATGCGCACCGGCCTCGAGCGGTTCGCGGTGATCCTCAAGAACATCGGCGGGGACATCTTCGGCCTGTCCACCCCGGCGAACTCCAAGGCGCTGTGGCAGATCGCCAACCCGATCCTCGCCGCAGTGGAGGCACTGTCCGCGCACCCGGCGCTGGTGAACACGCTGCTGTACCTGCTGGCGATCGGGAAGGCCGGCG